GAATGTTCAAAGATTACCTTTAAGAGCTGTGATTCAGGTGTTGAGAAGTTTGGCGGAGCCGCTAAGAGATGGATTCATTTTGACGAGGAGCCGCCCAGAGACATCTATCAGGAGTGTATCGCTCGTATTGGGGCTGGTGTTCCTTTAGACATTTGGCTAACAATGACTCCTATTTGGGAATCTGCCGGGAATGGTAGAAGGGTTGGGATGAGCTGGACATACCACGAACTTTTCAAGAAAGCTGACGGAAAGCGCATATTTACGATGTCAGTTGGGATCGACGACAACATCTACTTAACCAAAGAGCAAAAAGAGGAGCAAAAAAAGAAGTATCACGGAGTTGAGTACGACATCCGTATTAAGGGTGAGTTTAAACTTCTTTCAGGAAACTGCGTTTTTGATGCCCAGGCACTTCAGGATTACTTCGAGAAGTGCAAAGACCCGATCTTTAAAGGTCATTTAAAAGGCAAAGAACTTATTGCTAACGAGTACGGCGATCTTCTACTTTGGAAAGAATTAGATAAGACAAAAAGATATTTCATAGGTGCTGACGTTGGGCTTGGCTCAGGGGGAGATCCTAGCTGTGCTTACGTTATTGACGATAAGAACGAGCTTGTAGCTGAGTTGCATGGGCAGATTCCGCCGGACACCTTCGGGAACGCCCTCTGCGATCTTGGTAAATATTTTAATGACGCTTGGGTGGGTGTTGAGGCAAATAGTTTCGGGATAGCAACAATTAACGCCATGAAAGGCAAGTACGCCAAGATGTACTTCAGATACCAGATCGACGAAAGATCAGACCACAGAACCAAGAAGATTGGCTGGTGGACAGACTCTAAAAGTAAACCGCTAATGATCTCAGAATTTGGGCAAGCATTAAGAGATAAAAGCGTTTCCATTCCCTGTCGTCAACTTCTTGAGGAGTGTTCAACCTACGTTATGGATTCAATGGGAACTGCCAATGCTGAAATTGGGTGTCATGACGATAGAGTTATCGCCGCAATGATCGCATTTCAAGTGCGAAAGAAACACATGATTTCTGCTTCCGACTTCAAGATCGAAGAAACCCACGAATTTAATTCAACCACAGGCTACTAATAAAAGATAAAAAACTACTATTAGTAGAAAAACCGCTTGCGACCACCATATGTAGTATGTAGATTACGATTGCAATACTATAAATAGGGGTGTTCATGGACGCAGAAGATCAAATAGAAGAAGACGATACAGCCGAGAAAGAAACTTTTGATGGCGATATTTCGGAAAATCCAGAGCTTGATATTCAAGAAGCTCCACAGCTTATCCCCAAGATATTCACAGATAAAAAAGTCCTAGAAAGAGCCTCTGCATTCGTTTTAGAGCAGTACCGAAAATACAAGGATGACCACGACTCCCGTTGTCAGAAATGGATTGAATTTGACCAAGCCTATCAGAATATTCGGACACGCAAAGCAGAAGATGGCGGGGCAAACATCGTTGATCCTGAACCATTTGTCGTTGTTGAGACTCTTGCATCCAACATCTCCGAAGCATTTTTTAGTCAAGACCCGCCGTTTAAATATTCACCGCAAGAGGAGACAGACGAAGACCAAGCTCAAATAATGTCGGCTTATCGTGCTGACCATATTCGCAGAATTGGATTAAAGGAAAAGTTCGAGCGATCAGTCAAACAAGCTGAAATCACAGGCTCTTTTATCGTTAAGACTCCTTGGCGCAAAGAAGTCGTGATGAAAACCATTCGCAGAAAGAGGGTGGGGGAAGACGGAAAAGTTACTACCGAAACCAAGAAAGTTCCTTTCCCTAAATATGATGACATGGATTGGGAATTCGTTTCTGTTTTTGATTTTATTCCATGCGGAAAAGGAAAAGACATTGAGGAGCTTGACGGCGTAATTCATCGGGTCTGCAAAACTTATGATGAAATTAAAGCTAATGAGCGCAAGACTAAGAAAATCGATGGGATTGAAGTTACTGAGGGGATTTATACAGGTCTTGACGCTTTAGACATTCGAAGCACGAAGATTAATCTTTTAGAGTATTGGGGGAGAATTCCTCACTACGTTTTAACCGGAAAAGATGAAGACAAATACACAACCTTTGAAGGTGTAATTTCATCTTGCATTGATGAGAAAGATTACAACAAGCAACAGCTCGAAGCGCAAAGAGATTTAAAGTCGGGTGGTTTTTCTTGGATTGCTGACGAAGACGAAGGAAAGATGTATTCATCTACTGCTATTCGTTGCCAAGACAACCCGTTTTGGTCAGGCGATAGACCTTTTCTTAATTTCGCATGGACTCCAGTTGACAATGACTTTTATGGAATCGGAGTTATCCAGCCAATCAAAGAATTGTGGGATGAATTAAACGATACCCGTAATCAGTTGGTTGACAATAAAACGCTCATGCTTCGCCAGCCGATGCTTGAGGATGTTCACGCCAACGTACAACGCAATGTAAATCTTACTGGAAAGAATGTTCGCATCAAGTGTGATGACATCAACGGTGTTAAGCCGCTTCAGATTCAGAATTTTCAATCCGAGGGCTGGAGAAATGTAGCCGCAATCAAGGATGATATAAGACGGGCTACCGCCGCTGTTGAGAGCCTTCAAGGGGTTCCCCTCAGCGGCTCTACATCTGCCACTGAGTTTTCAAGTGTTCAGCAACAAGCAGGAATTCGCCTGAAGTCAATTATCCGAAGACTCGATGAGGTTTTTAAGAAGTGGTTAGACCGAGCTTACCAATATGACCAACAATTCGCAGAGTTTGAAAGATTCGTAAAAGTTCTTGGTGAAGATGGTGCGAAGTTTGTTCGCATCAACCCAGAAGATATTAACGGCACATTCGACATCGTAACAAACGGCGTTACTACTTTAGAGAATTCGGTAATTAAGGCAAATAAGCTCACCAATATGCTTTCGATTGTTTCAAAGATTCCTCCAGGGTCTCCTCTTTGGAATCTTGTTAAAGAGATTTGGAAAACGATGGGGCTTTCTGAGGCTGTTGCAGAGCAAGTTATGCCAATGAAGAAAGAAGATAAACCCGAAGATGTTGAACAGGAGAACCTTGCAATCCAAGTTGGTCAGAACGTGATCGCAAGGCAGGGCGAGAACCATCAGATGCACATTCAGTTACACGGTCAGGCTCTTGAAAAGTTGAGAGCGCATGGCCTCTCAACTCCTGAAATAGAGCAATCTTTTATGAGCCACATTGCACAACACGCTTTCATGCTCAAAGCTCAGATTTCGCAAATGCCGCAAGCTCCTCAAGGGCAAGGGCAACTCGCACAATTAGCTCAGAATGGCGCACCTGTTCCGCACCCTGATATTGGGATGCCTCCGATGCAGGCTGAATCTCCGATGCAAGAGGTGGCGCAATGAAGTTAGACGAAGAAGAAATGAGTGCTGTTTTAGCCATGACAAACCAGAAAGGTTTTCGTGTGTTTGTTGATTATTTGGCAGAGATGCAAGACAGAAAAATTACTCAAATGAAAAAATGCAGAAAAGAAGACACGGTAAAGGACAAGCTCCAATACCTTTCTTGCATTGATGATGTTTTACAGTTTTTTCGTATGTGCCGAACGCAGGTTGCGGAGCATACGCAAGCGAATTAGCCAGAATTTATCTGGTTCACGGCGCATCAGCAGTATCTGATGCAATTTCGCCCACTCTGGGCAGTAACAATAAGAGGCAATGAACAATGGAAAACGAGACAGTAAAAACTGAGCAAGAGCCAGTAGTTGAGCAAGTAGTTGAACAAGTTCAAGAGGCTCCTGAACAGGTGGAATCGTCCGCCACAGAGCAAGCCGAGCAGACGGGGGCAACTGAAGCAAGCGAACCGAAAGCCGAGGTCAAGCCAGAAGTAAAAGAGGAGAAGAAGGTTGAGGCGAAAGCTGAACAGCAAAAAGATCCTCGAATTGAACAGGCGAAGCGTTGGCAACGGGAAAAACGTGAGTTTCAGGAAAAGATCCAAGAGCTTGAGCAGAGGGTCAACAGGGTAATTCCGAATGATTCTGATGATGTTAAGGAAATTGCGGCAGAGCTTGGCATTCCTGAGGATGACGCAAAAAAACTTAACAAAATCTTAGACAAGAAACTAGAGAGACTGAAGCCGCAACAACCTTCTGTTGATCCTAAGGAAGTTGAGAAGTTAGAGCGTCAGTTTGTAAACGAAGTTTCTGACATTCGTGATGAATACCATGATTGGGATGAGATGCAGGTGGATATGCAGAAGGCGTTTGTGGATTACGTTCAGATTTTAAATGAGCGTGGAAAAGATCCGTTAGATGCGTTCCGCAAGGGGCCCGAATTCTTTTACCTTCGTGCAAAGTCCGGAAAAGTTCAGTCAGCTAGTCAGGCTCTAGTCCAGGGTAAAACAGAAATGGCGCAAAAGATTAATCAAAAAAATGCGGCTTCTGTTGAGTCAGCGAGATCATCTAGCGCAAAACCTATTCCTAAGCAGGGTTTAACTCGAGCAGACATCGAGAAGATGAGTCCTGAGGAATATTCAAAGCGCAGGGATGAAATTCATCGTTTGGCGGCATCAGGAGCCATCAAATAGAGGTTCTATAGCAAATGGCGAATATTACAGTAACGACAGCGGATAAGTTTATTCCAGAAATCTGGTCTAAAGAAACCCAGATGTTTGCGAAACAGAATTATGTTTTGGCAGACATCGTAAAGCGTTTTGACGCAGACGTGAAAGCGGCTGGCGATACGCTTCATATCCCTAAAGTAACCCGTGGCACAGCGGCGGCTAAATCTGCTGACACTGAAGTAACTTTCAGCGCAACGACTGAAGGCTCTGTCGATCTCTCGATCAACAAGCACTACTACGTTGCCCGTGTGATTGAAGACATCGTTAAAGTTCAGAACGCATACGATCAACGTGCGCTTTATACCGAGGCGGACGGTGAAGGTATTGCGAAGCAGATTGATTCCGACCTTGCTGGTCTTTATAGCGGTCTTTCTCAGTCTGTTGACTCAACTGGCGCATTAACGGATGCGAACTTTTTGACGGCTATTCAGTATCTCGATGATGCTGATGCTCCGATGAAAGATCGTCACTTCGTTTTCAAGCCTGTTGTTAAAAAGAACATCATGGCTCTCGATAAGTTTGTGCTTTTCCAGAATGTTGGAAACACGAAAGCTATCGGGAACGGTGAAATCGGAGAAATCTATGGCATTAACTGCCATGTTTCTACGAACATCGTAACCAGCACGACCACACGCAACTTGCTCTTACATAAAGAAGCATTTGCTTGTGCAATGCAGTTGAACCCACGTGTTCAAGCTCAATATCAAGTTTCCAAACTTGGTTGGGAGCTTGTAACTGACGCAATCTACGGTGTTGTTGAATACCGTGATGCGTATGGCGTTGACGTAAAGGTTTAGTCCTTTTGGGGTGGGGGTCTAAAAAACTCTCACCCCTTTACTTATGAAAAACAGTCCGAAAGAAAATGAAAAATCAGTGATAGGTGGCAGGGAATACTCATGGAGTTACTCCTGTGGAAAATGGTCTTTTAAACCAACGGAAAAAGAAAATATTTCCGATGGTGTTGCAATCATAGAGAAAACATTGAGATCGCCTGTTGATGGGAGCGCATTTAAAAACGCAATGAGCGTTAGATA